TATGAGAGCATCTTCTTTTGCAAGTCTACGTTTTTCCATGACTGCATTGAGAGCAGAACCAGCAAGTGCTTTACCAATACCAGATATTGCACCAAATACAGGCAGAGATTCTAGTTCACCTATAAAACTATTTAAACCTTCAGTTGACTTTTTTGCGTTTTCTAATACTGCATCACCAATCTTACCGCCAACTTTACTTTGCATCGCAAGGGCTGATTCTGCCTTTGCCAATCTTTTGTTGGTTTCTTTTAGTTCTTTTACGGTTTCTAGTATACCTTCATTGACGGTTTTATCTGCCATGGTTTATTTCCTATTTCTTTGATGAGATTGCCTCTTTACCATAGAACGCTGCAACTATCGCTGCAACAGATACAAAGTAAACTGCGGCCATATCTCCCAAGATTTTACCTGCCTGATCCAATCCCAACCATACTGCAATTACTACTGCAAATGGGTACAACAACATACCACTGAGAGCGAACCAAGCCATGTTTCGCTGGGCATCCTGTTTCTTATCTTCATTCTCCATGTCGCTGCGTTTATCAGCGAGTTCAATCATTCTTTCTTCTCTCATCATTTCCTCGTCACTTACGACACCATCGCCATCTGTATCTAGATGTGCATATTTGGAATCGACTTCTAGTTTCTTTCTTGCAGCCATCTCATTCTCCTCTACAAGTATTTATTGCTGATTATTCATCATCTCTTGCCTTCTTTTCAAATTTTCATCTTCAATATGTTGAATAAGAAGAGAAACGTATATCTCCCTCTCCCACGGCAACATATTTTCAATTTCTGTCAAGGAATAATTGTGATGCTGCATTAACCCAAAATTCAGTCTATAGTAATTTTCTAGACTATTGTGAGAGAGGGCTATTAAAAAAAAGAGTTCATACCCTCTAGTACAACTTCACCTTCTGCCCCTGTTTTGGGGTTCTTAACCTTGACAGGTAATTTCACTTTAGGCATAGTATTGAAGAATTCTTGAACCATTTCAAATTGATCATGACTCATGTTTTCTAGGAATTCATTCAATTCACCATCTTCCATGTCAGTTTTTTCATATACATTTTCTGTATCATAAATCTGTCTAACACAATTCTTCATAATGTTAAATGCTTCTTCACCACCATCGGCTGCATTGAACTTCACAGATTCAATTCTAGGATAATCAAAGATAATTCCAATTTGATCTGTCAGTTTGATATTGTTTGTATGTCCTACTTCCTTGACACACTGAATATCTTCAAGATTAATCTTCACTGGAACTTGTGTCACGTTGTCATCTGGTGCAGTAACAGTAACTTCAACTTCAGAACCAATTGACTTGGATCTTAGTTTAATAAAGACGTACTCCAAATCAAACATTGGAAGTCCTTTTACTTGCAGTTTATTAAACGTGCAATTGTCGATGATTTGTTCTACTGCTTTGAGAACATCTATTGTTTCTCCTGTTCCCTGTGCAGTCAACAAAATCTTTTCCTCTTTTACAAGGAACGGACGATATTCAACTGTTTCACCAGTTGAAGGGAGCGTCAACTCATATTTGCTCGTAGAGAGCTGTGGTAATGCCATGATATTTTTCTCCTATTGCATTAATTAAAAATCAAAATCTAAACCGCCAAATGGTGACACATCTCTGCCTTTTTGTCTTGCGTTTATAGATAAGTCTGCTTGTGGTGCATACCTACGATCCAGTATTCTTCCTAAACCATCAGTATGATAATGTTCTTTAAAAACAAACTCAACACTAATCTGTCCAACTTCACCATTTTCCTGTGCGTATTCTACGGCCCCGATTGTTTTAGGATAACAATCAAGTAACTGGATACCAGCAGTCCTTTGGTTACTTTTATCTAACTGGTAAAGTTGTATATTCTTTTTATAGTTGTCATAGTATTCAAGATTGTATGAATCTGGTTTGACAATGAAATCCATCCAATTCATAAAGTATGTTCTTTCAAAATGATTTGTTGACAAATAAAAATTCATCGAAATACTTTCTGCATATGTCAAACCTTGTGCCATTTCATATGTTGGGCCATACACATTTTCGTTTGTAGTAGTTCTTATATTTTTGCCTGGCATTGTTACACTTACAACTTTAAATGAAACAAATTCTGCCGCTGGTATATTTACAGTTTTACGAACTATCCCTCTAAGACGTTCTGATTCAGTTATCTCTTGTTGTGTTTCTACTGCACTCGCCACTACAGGTGATGCAATTTCTACCTCAAATCTATTAAGAAATGACGGCCCGCCTTCAGAATAAAATTTTGAAATGAACTCTTGTAGTGCCATTATGGTCTCCTAGGCTGATTGATAATTCGTCTAGAATCAGCATATACTTGTGTTTCTCTTGCCCTTACAAATCTTTGTACTGGTAGTAGAACTGCAACCATCATTTCTTCAGCGTCAATTCTACGAAATGTTCCCCTAACATGATCTGCAAGATATCTCTTCACTACTGGTTTTACCATAGGATTTCTTTTAATACGATTCCATGTCAAACGAATAGTAGTTGACTCGTCCATCCTATCATTCGATGCATACTCTTGTATTATATTTAACAGTTTTAATCTCATAGGAATTGACAAGTAGTGAAAGTTCAATCCAAGAAAACCATCTCTATATTCTTCAATAGGCAACACTAATGGAAACATATCATAGTATGGTAATACTTTTGTATTATCTTTAAACTTGGGATCGTACATGAAAAAGTTCATTTTACCATAACTAGGCCGTCCAGTTACATAACCCTCACGAACAAGAGTTGCAGACGGAATATCACCTAGTTCCCTGACTTTCTGACGAAACCAGCGAATACTACGTTCCTTACCACCTGTCTTTTCTAGTATGCCTTCAATTATCTCTGCCATACTTGTATTTATACGTCTATCCTAGATGGTCTTCAGTAAGTATTTTAAATTCCATTTGTCTGTCATTACAAAATTCTACTGCCGCTTCCCACTTTGCTTTGTTCACACCCCATGTACGGACTTCTTGAACAAATCGTGGTGTTTTGCGTGAGGGTTGTTTGGGAGGGCCACATTGTGCTTTTGGTTTGACTTCTATTAACATCTTTTTGACAGAACCATTCTTCTGTTTGACTTTGACGTAGAAATCAGGGAAATATCTATGCATACGACCATCCAGAGGGGAGCGATAAGGTATGATAATTTCCTCACTTCCCCATTCTAAAATACTGTCATTCCTATCACAGTAAACCATGAACTTACGTTCCCAGAGACTCCTATAAATAATATTAGAAGGGTCTCCTTTATATTTTCGTGGTTTTGATGGAATATATCTTCCTCTGTATGCCATGTCGATATAAATACTTTCACAATGTATAGGACTATTTAGATGGCAGTAATACCAAGTATCAACAGACAGAATACCGCTCAGAGAAGTAATTTTCTAAGTTATCCTTTGGAATTAGGAACTATGGACAGACATAAACATTATGTTATGTTCTATATAAATCAGTCGGCCAAATCAAAGATTAACTTTGGTGATGGTGCATATGATACTAGTCCAAATCCACCTGGCTCTGTTCGTCCAGAGGCGACAACTCTATCTCTAAAAAGAGCACCCACCAAGAGACTAACTGAATCAATTGCATTGTATATGCCTGCAAAATTGGCACTATCACATAGTGCAAATTATGGAGAACAAGAAATTGGTGCATTGGTTGCCGGTACAGTAAGTGGACTTGCCACTCTAAATTCTGGTAAGGATCTTGGAGAAATTGCAAAAGATCTTGTATCAAAGGCAGCTGCTGGAGCAAAGAAAGAATTAGGACAGGCAGTAGTAAAAGCGGCCGATGCAACTATTGCTCCTGGCGCCCTCGCCGCAGTAGAAATTGCGTCAGGTAGAATCAGGAATAATAGAACAGAAATGAAGTTTGAAGGTGTTGGGAGAAGAGAGTTTTCATTTGAATTTAGAATGTTACCAAACAATTCAAAAGAAGCAGAGAACATTGAAAAGATTGTGACTGCATTCAGATATCATGCAATGCCTGAAATTGAGGGTAGTGATTTATCTGGTAGAACAATGATTGCACCATCCACCTTTGATATAGAATATTTTCCAAACACGCATCTTCATAAAATATCTACCTCTGTACTACAGAGTGTTCAAGTAAACTATGGTGGAGATCGCACACAATTTTTTGTCGATGACCATCCAGTAGAGACTCAACTTACACTAGGATTTAAAGAACTAGAAATTATTACAAAAGAACGAATTGAGGCAGGATTTTAACTATGGCTTATTTTTCTTATTTTCCTAAAGTAGAGTATGATGTTCGTGGCACTGGCAATAATACAGTAATGACTAATCTAACCAAGAGAATTAGACTTAGAGATTATTTTAAAAAGAATGCTGTTAATTTTGACTATTATGATGTAAAGGCAGGAGAAACACCAGAATATATTGCAAATGAATTTTATGGTGACCCAGAACTACATTGGGTAATTCTTATGACAAACAACATTGTAGATTACTATACACAGTGGCCAATGACAATTCCAGCGTTTGAGACATATGTAAAAGAAAAGTATGATGATGCAAATGGTGTTCATCATTATGAGTACTCACAGGAATCAGGAGATAGTACAAAAGTTATAGAACTTCCAAACGAATCTGCAACTACAATTCCGGCTGGTGCAACCACGATAACTAATTATGTGTATGAAGAAAGAATTCAAGAAAAGAATAGAAGAATTCGTTTAGTACAACCAAGATTCATTGATGGCATCAAAAAAGAATTCAAGAACAAAATGAACGGATAATATAATGGCGGAGATAAAGTACGCTGGTGAGTATATTGTTGAAGAATGTACACTTTGTACAGTAGGTGGATTAGAACTTGACCTTCTAGATCAACTTGCAACCATATCCATATTTGAAGATATTTTTTCAAACTCAATTACTGGTAACATCTCATTTGTAGATACAAACAACTTGACTGCCAACGCATCTATTGTTGGACAGGAGAAGTTAAAACTTGTTCTCGTAACACCTAATGCAAAAGATAGTTCAGAAAGAACTATGGCCATTAATTTTACAGATACACCACTTCATATCTATAAGGTTAGTTCCTCAGTAAACCTAAACGACAGAACCAAGACATTCAGTCTTAGTTTTACCACTATGGAGATGGTAAGAAATAATCGTATTCGTGTATCTCAGTCATTCAAGGGTGAACCTGTACAAGATATGATTAAGAAGGTTGTTCGTAGTGAGGAATATCTAAACTCTAAAAAAGAATTCTACTATGAAGAAACTACAAATAACTTTCAGATAATTGCACCAAATAATAGGCCATTTGATTTTATCAACAATCTATCCAAAAGATGTCTATCAAAAGAATATAATTTTGCACCATCATTTTTGTTTTATGAAACTGTTAAAGGATATTACTTTAGAACCATTGATAGTATGATGGATAGAAAGAACCCTCGTATGGTTTTTCGTGAAGTTACACCTACTGATGATCCAGATAATGTTGCACTAAATCTAACAAACATTTTAAATTACTCAATACAAAATTCTACTGACACAATTTTACAGGCAAGGGCTGGAATGTACTCTTCTGACCTACTTGAAGTTGATATATATAATAAGAAGTATACAC